GTGGACCGGACTAACTGCCACAACACGTGAGCCCCCATCCCGGCCAAGAAGCCCACGACTGACGCCACAGGTTCTCCATTACGCCGCATCCGTTGTCCCGGAGATGGTGTTGCCGTAGTTATGGACGTGCGGACCGGGCGAGCCGGGTATCGGGTTGTTGTAGAGCAGGCGCGCATCCCTGAATCCCTTGGCCTTCTCGGCCGACCAGCCAGGGTCGGGGATTCGGTCGGGGCTGCCATTGCGAGCCGCTTCGGCGAAGGCCGCCATGCCCTTCTCGTAGTCGCTCATCTCGTCAGATGCTGCCCCACCCGTCACGACGGCACGCACCATCTCGAAGAGCTTGGGGTAGTCCAGTGAACCCGGGTCCCAGTGGTCGTTCAGCGGGATATCCACGTGTCCGTAAACACCAGCAGTCGTGGGCCATAGACCAGCGGCACGGCGGTAATAGCTGGTGGATGCTTGCGGACCCCTGTCCAGCCGGGTGAGCCAGTAATTGCTGGGCCGCCCCACCGCCGTCTTGACTAGGTCTCGCTGGTGGAGGAAGGCCATCAGCGCAACTAGAGGCCCCAGCGACCCTGGCTTGGGGAGCCACACGTCGAGCTGCGAGCGCCCGACTATCTCGATCTGCATCGCGTATGGGTCGTTGGACGTGTCGCCCTTAAGTGCGTCACCCTTGGCCCACAGCGGCTTGTGCTGACCGATGATGCCTTCGCCCACCTGCCACTGGGATGGGTACTCCAGGTGCTCGACGTAGCCGTCCGTCTCCGTGGTGTGGAGAACCAATTGCGGTTTGACTTGAGCGAGCGAGTAGTACGGACTCTGCGCGAATCGCTTGACGGGGTACTCCTTGCCACCGGGGCCGGGAAGCGTCCCGCTGAGCCAGCCGTCGGTGATGCTTACCATCATTACCAGCCCAGCCCGCCATCCGCAATCGCCCGGGATGCGGGGCGGGGGGCCGGGTCCTTGCCGTGCTTCTGGCACCAGGCCGTATAGTGGTCGTATGCCGTATCGGTATAGGACTCGGTGCCAGCCCGTGCTGCCAATGTCCACCACGTCGATGACGACGCGGGCTGCGCGTGAACGTATTCCAGGAACGAGACTGGACCCGGGCTAGCTGCGAGCCTGCGAAGGCGTCTCCTGCTGAATGGTCCTAGCATTTCATTCTCCTTTAGGCTGAGTAGCGAGCGACGACAAGGGGGCCATCCGCGGTCTGCGGGGTGGCTCCGGCGGGATAAGTCGAAGGCAATGCTCCATAGGACTGAGCCGGAGAAAGTAGGTTCCGCGAATTAGCCCCGATAGTAGATGGCACCCCAAGGACGGTCAGAAAGCGCACTGTCCTGCGGATTGCCGGGGCTGAGACACCGCAAAGGTAGACGGCCCAGTAAAGTATGTCGGGCTCAAGGGTGACCGAAATTGTTGCAGCCTTTACGCCCGTGCTAGTCGTGACAAACTCCCCGCCATCGACGACGAGGGCGCTGGGGTAGATGTTGGTGGCGCTGGTGGCTGCGTAGATGCCCGCCCTAGCCACCGAACCGGCGCTCCCGCCAGTGGTAACCTCGAACGCGAGCCGGTCCAAGGTGGCACCGCGAGGCGAGACAAACGGCACCGTGTAGAGTGTGCCAATACTAAGAGTGACTGCTGTGAATGTGCCTCCCGCGCCGTCATACCAGTTCATTCCCAGCGGATACCAAACCTCAAACGGGGTGGCTCCGATGTGTCGTATCTCGCTGGCCCCCCTGTCCAGCGACTTGAAGTTATCGCGGACGTAGGTGTTCCAGATGGCCGCGACGGCCACGCCGCCCACGGTTTCAGTAGAGGGATCTGTGTACCCCACCTAAATCACCGTGCCCATCGTGTGTCGATGTCCCAGCGCGAGGTGTCCCAGATGAATGGTGTCTCCGAGACTGCTGGGCTCACGTTCATCGTGACGCGCCATTCGTCGGCCGGGGCATCATGGGAGATTCCTTCGATGAATGAGTCCTGCGAGAGCGTGCTAGAGCCCACTGGGGTCTTGACGATAAGAACGCGGTCACGGAATTCCCGCACCAGCACCTGGCCCCAGAGGCCATGCCCCATGGCGTTGTCTGCAAGCCCCTCAATACGCAGCACGGGTTCGGCGTACTTGCCAACAAGCTCGGCGGCGAAGTCCGCCACGTCGTTGTCTGTGACAAGCTGGACGGTGTCGGTGCCGCCACCCACGGGGAATGAGCGAATGCGGTACTTCAACTGAGACGCGGCACTAGAGGCAACCTGCTCGATGCCCCCAGGCCGGATTAGGTGCGCGTCATTGATGAGGAGTATGTCGGAGAAGTCGAGCGTGATGTCCCGGTAGCTCATCACGCCCGAGCCGTCGTCAGTCCAGGTCCGCCCACTGAAGTCCGGCACGGTCAATGAGTCGAAGCGACCGACGAAGTTCACCTTGCCGTCCCGGCCCATGAACAGCCGCCCGCCTTCGGCGTGCTCGATGTCCTGTAGGTGCTGAAGCGCTGAGACGTTGACCAGGGTGACTGCCGGCACCGTGGATGCCCCGGTTGCGATGGTCCGGTCAGCGGCAGGCCACCCGATGGCATCAAGGATGGCCGTAACACGGGCTCCGCTGCCCTGCTGCGAGAGCGCGCTGCTTACCGTGGCCAGGGAGAGCACCTTGAATCCATCTACAAGGCTCACGGTCACCGTCTGGTCCACCCCGCCGGGGAACGTGGTCGGCCACGCCTCCACGAAGCCTTGGAAGATCGGATAGGTGACGGAGTTCCAGGTCGCTCGGATACGGATGCGCCGCATCGGCAGCAGATTGGGGTAGTAGGGAGATGTGGTGCTCTGCGGTGTGAAGCGCCCGGAGCGGTTGTCCAAGACGATCGTTGCCGTGCCGGCCTCTACGCGCTGGAGCTCCCGCTGTGAGCCCCGCTGGGTGCTCCAGCCCCGCACGTAGGCCGTGATGTCCGCAGCCCACGTCGGCGTGGTGCCGGGGTCGAGCAGGTCCAGCTCGACGATGAGCGTGGGCAGGGCCACCTAGAGCCCCGTGGTGGCGTTACGCGCCTTCAGCTTGAGGAACTCGTCGCGGATTAGCACAGCAAGCTGCGTCGGCGTGGTGCCGAGCATTGTGCCGTTGTTGATTACTGTGAGCCCGCCCATTCCCCCGCCCGCTGGGACGATGGTCTCACCTTGGTGGACCATGGCGAGCCCCGTATGGGGCATCACGCCGCCATGCGAAAACTCGGGTAGCGGTAGATTCCTAAAGGGTTCTGGCGTCCCGCTCGCACCCCCGAACGGATTGAGCCTGCCCAGCCATTCAACGGCCTTTATGAGCCAACCGACCAAGGTCTCTACCTTGTCAATAATCATCTGGATGAATCGGATAATGGGGGCCACGGCGAAGTCCCAGGCCGCGACGAGGCGGTCCTTGACCCAGCCAACTACCTTGCCGATCCAGTCAATAATACGGGCCATAGTATTGACGATTGGCTCTCCAAACTTATCGCGGATGAAGCTCACAACATCAAGTGCACCCTCGATGATCTTCGCAAGCCACTCGATCAGCTTCGTGATGATGACGATGACGATAGGGAGCACTTCCGCTATCAGCCTGAACGCTAGATACAGTCCAACACCGATAACGATGACGAGGGGCTTGAAGACGTCCCAGAGTTTCTGGAGTAAGCTCCACAGCGCCGCGAGCATCGGTCCAAGGTTCGACTGAAGCACGCGCCAGGTCTGCTGGAAAGCCTCGACAAGCTCCCGCCCGACTGTCTCCGCCACGGGCTTGACCACGTCCCAAACCTTCTGGAACCACTCAACGATTCCACCGATAACACCGGCTCCAGACGTTAGGCTGTCCCATAGCCCCATGAACCATTCACGCGCAGCCCGGAAAGCTGGTCCGACATTCGTCTGAAGGAATTCCGCAAGAAGCTGGAGCTTCTCGGCAAGGAATGTGAAAGCCGGTGCAACAACCCCGCCGACAGTCTCGGCTAGGTTGCCGAGTGCAACAGACATCTTGCCAGACGCGGTGGCCTGGGCTTCGGCACTACCACCGAACTCCGTGGTCAGTTCATCGAGGATGATGGCCTGCGCCTTCGTTACCTCCCCGTGTTTCACAAGCGTCTCTATTTGTTTCTTGGTCTGCTCGTCGAACTTCACGCCCACGCGAGTCAGTGCCGTGATTCCAGCGACCGGATCGTTTAGGGCCTTGCCGATCTGGATGGCGGAAGACTTCATATCCTGACCCATCGCAACCGACATATCGAGTACGGCACCAGTGGCGCGATCAAATGTGCCGGTGAACTCGCCACCCACCTTGTTCTTGATGTTCGTAAAAGTCAGGAGCAGGTTCTCGCCCGCCTGGATCGCTTCATCATCCACGCCCGTCAGACTCGCTAGGCGCTGGGCCATGTCTGAAATATCTTTCCCCGAGATACGGGCAGCATGACCCGTTGACTCAAGGACGGCAGCGGTCTGGTTCTGGATTTTCTCGGCGTCTTCAAATTGCTTGAATGCGAAGGCGGCTCCGGCAGCAAGGACGCCCAGGCCCGCAGTAACGACTTTTAGACCGCTAGAAAACTTGGATGTCCGCGTGCTGACATCAACGGTGAGTTCGCTAATCGTCGGCATCGGCCCATTCCTCCAGTGCGGCACCCAGGTGCTTGCCATCGTCCGGGCGACGCATTAGATCCCGCAGCCATCCGGGGAAGAAGTCACGGAGCTTGTACTGTTGCCCGCGCTTCTTTTGGCCTAGCAATGAAACTAGGTAGTAGGACAATTGTGCGAACCCCAGATCAATGCGCTCGTGGACGAGGATGGGGCCATAGACCCGCTCGTAGGCCACCCACTCGGTAAGCTCCGCTGCGGTCATCGCCTCGCCTACCTCCTCGGCGGTCCGCCCCAGCGCGAGTGCTACGCGGAACTGCTGAACTCGTCCAGGGCTGGAGCGAAAGACTCCATCGCCTCCTCCAGCTCCTTGGTGGAGAGTCCATTGAGCTTGGCGACGAAGGCGAACACCCGCATGATCACGGGGAAGTCTTCCTTGGCGAGTTCCTCGGCGTCATCGTCGGCGAAGATTTGATTCCCGTCTTCGGTAACCAGGCAGTGGAGGATGACTCTGATGGCCATATCTTTGGGTTCCACTCCATCGGAGAGTGCCATCTGGTCTGCCGCCGACAGGACACGGACGTAGACATCCCCGCCCCATTCGGGAACCGAGAGGAGCACCGGCTTGCGGTCCTTGCGTGAAGCGAGGATCTGCTCCCGTGTCAGGCTCACGACGGGGTCACCGATGAGACACCAGGGGTGATGATCTTCAGCGTGAAGTGCGCTTCCATGCCGCCACCATCAGTTGCCTCAACCTCCCACATCGAAACCAGGGCCGGGAAGCGATAGGCCGTCGTCCAGGCTGGATGCTGCAACTCATAGTTGCGAGCCACTGGCGTAGTGGCGTCGTAATCCGCCTTAATGGCCGCGTGCTGTGCGTCGGCCGGGTCCCACAAGAGGGTGCAGTCCACCGCCCGCCCCTCCTGGCGGCCCACGATGAAGTCTGCCCAAGGGTCCCCGTGGGCAGATACGTCAATTAGATTCCGTTCGGAGCCAACCGGGTTCACAGTAAGCAACTGGGGAATGGAGACGTAAGTGGAACCGGTTGTGTTCCGCTTCAGGAACCCGAGGAATCCAGCTACCTTTGCCATGTCACCCCCCTACACCGAAAGAACCGCGACGGTCAGGTTGGTGACCGCGTCGTATGTCCAAGTGAGAAAGCCCGTTGAGTTGGAGAATCGGGCCACCTCGAATGGCCCAACCATTTTGTCGCCGGTGGTGGCGGGGACGTTCACCACGATGTTGTGGTCGGAGCCCTGATTGCAAGCCGTAACCGAGTCGATGGTCACGTTCCGGGCTGAGGCGTTCGTGTTCTTGAAATGCAGCAGAATCTTCCCGTCGTTGGCGACCTGGTCACCAGCTACATCCGCCGCCGTGTATGTCGGCGTAACGGAAGAGGTTCCACTTACATCCTGCGCGGTCAGTGTTGCCATTTTCCCTCCTATCCGGGTAGAACCGACTTGTATATGGATGCCATGGCGGTCACGATTGCGGCCGGTACTGAATCGGCCGCGTCCTCCGCGAAGGGCTGGGCTGCCATGAACGTGGTGCCGAACTCAA